AGTTCTAAGTTTTTAAATTAGTTAATAAAAGTGAGTAGTTTAATATCATACTCAGGATATGTACTGGATGCTAATCCATAAGATCGGGAATTACTTACTCAAAGCAATAAGAGTAAAACCACTGATTCATATAATCTGTTCCTATCATTAGTTCAAGGATACTGATTAGTATTAACATGCAAGAGAATAATAATCAGGTCTTATAGGTGCATTACTTAGAATTACTACTAATCCTACAGCAGGATGAGCATATCTAGTAACTTCCCGATAACCTTCTTTCTCTTTATCTTGTATAAGAGATTGTAAAGATACTTCAAGCATTAAAGCTTGGTCTTCTGTAATAGTTATTTCTGTCATAATATATGTTTTAAGGTTAAAATTATTTAATTCCGGAATATCTTATTGTATTACTCTATAGAGAGACAATACTAATAGACTAAAGTGCCTATATATACTATTAGCTATATACTATAAGTAATATAGGCTTCTTAAGCATTATCAGCTCATTATATAAGGAGTAAAAACAGTGAAAGATTAATAGTCCATAACTCTTTCACTCTTTTTCTCACAAATATTATTTTTTAACTACCTGATTATCAGTACCAAAGTCACATTGTTACACAGGCTGGAGACTTCTTATATAATACATTATAAAAATATATATATAAGATACAAGTAACAGGTAACAGGGAATAATCTAGCTGTTACCTACTTATATTTACAATAATCAGGATAACAACCGTCCTATCATTGCAACTTAAATGATGGGTTAGAAAAAAAGGGGCATTTTAAAAAAAGAAAAAGAGAGATTTTCATCTCTCTTATTCTTTGTTCTGAACTTATTTCTTCACAGAAGTAATAGGTTCAGATAAATCTGCTTCTGCAGCTGTTTCAACAGCTTCAGAAATAGCAGATGCTAAAGCAGATGGCACAGCATTGCCACGCAATGCGGATGCTTCTTGCGAAGCAATAGCATCTGCCAAGCGTGCATTGCCACGCTTTTCTGCATTTTCAATAGATCCTGCAGCAGCAGAGATCTCTTGGAAATCCACATAAAACCTACCTTCATAGGTTGAAATGGGGTAACTCTTAGCTCTGTTGATGGCAACATCAGCAAAGATAAGAGGTTGAGAAGATGCAGCATCTTCTCTCAAGTATGAACCTTGTGCCGTTTTATAGGCATCAAGTTCTACTTGTGGGCCACTTACTGTGTAAGAGGCTCTCTTCATACCTGTACTTTTACAGGTATAAGCATTTTTAAATTTTGCGTAGAGCATAATTTTAAAAGTTTAAAAGGTTAATAATGAAATTATATCCTTTTAAATTTAGGGTTAGCAAAGAAAGGGAAGCGTAGGCACAAATACTTTTTTGCCACAGCAAAAAATGTTTGAGCATGTTAGCAAAGAGAGGACAAGGTCCTGGAGAGACATGGGGGGTACCCACATGGCGCGGAGGGGGCGGGGCTCCTCCACTAGGGGTCCACATCCTGATCACACATACTAAATTTGCATATACCTTTGTCCAGTTTTTGGTGCAAGAAACTTGACATAAGGGGGGGTACAACTTTGGTTGAATATACCCCCGGGGAAAAGCACCTACCTTTAGTTTTATATATAGGTGCTCTTGTAAGAATTTTCCACCATAACCGGAATATAACCGTTTTAGTGATGGAAATTTTCCACTATAAGTATATAATTTGCATGAATTTTTCTTAAATAAGCATGCATAATGTAACATATAAGTTACAAAATAGTATGTTTTTGTAAAGTATATTACACATTATGGTGTCACAATTATTTGTAGTTTTGTGACATAAACTATTTATTATGGCACATATAGAACATAACTTCTTTCCTCTTAAAGTATTTGTAAGAAATGAATACATGTATCAACATACTAAAGGACATGGAGAATTTACACCAGGTATAATTATATCAGTAAGATGTATGCCGGGTCAAGCAGCATTATTCCAAGTACTCTTAGAGAATGGAGCTCTTAGAGATAAGCTACCGAGTCATGCTTTATTGACTGAACCAAAAACACCAGATCCAGATCTACCGTTTCATTTTTTACAGTTGTGGAATTGTTTCTCTTATAACTTTACTGTAGTAAGTTTGTCTTACCTATATGATACTCCTGTAGAAGTATATATGAAAGACCATAAGTTTTACAAAGGTAATTACCATGGAACTATCAACTGGGGATCAAATGATCATAACACAGATATTACATTAGCTGAAGATCCAAAAGAACATAAGTCTCATCATATTATTTTACTTGAGAATGGTCAGATAGCTTTACAACCTAACAACAGAATTAAGTGGTCTGAGCCTAGCTTTGTAACTAAACCTTTCCCAGAGAAACCAGATTACTTAGTATGTAATGAGTGGTATAACTGTGAGGGATTTGAGAAATGGAACACAGAAGATTCAGAAAGAATGTTTTATGATAACGAATAATATAAGGTTATAGCCTTACTCAAGGGCCCCTGTTATAAGGTTATATCCTGATATTTGTATTTGTAAATAAAATTTAGTATATTATAATATGAAGAAAATTGACATGGGTAAATATATTCTACTCATTGGTAATGATGCTACTGTACCCTTTGACTACTATAAAGTAGAAGAGATGCACGGATTAAATAGAGCAGATGCCCAGGCAGAAGAAGTAGATAAGACTAAAGGCAATGGTGTTTACTTATATGGATGGGCTAATTATGATCCAGCAGATAAAAAATTAATTGCTAAAGATCCATATAAACCATTCTTGTTTTTAAACATGGGTACTTTTAAAAGATATAATGTTACAGAAAAAGCCACAGCTATTATGCATGAAACTATGCACATAAGTATCTTACTTAATAACTGGAATATAAAAGGTAAAGAAGAAGAGGTTATAACTTATGCTGAAGATGAAGCAAACAAGATAATTGAAAAACTAAAGAGTACTAAAATAGAAGCACCTAAGAAAGGGTTCTTCTCTAGAAAATAAAAAGTAAAGTTATGAAATGTCCACAAGGTCAAATTTGGGATGCCCAATTAAAAAGATGTAGAAATATAACAATGACTGATTTAACAAATCAACCAAAACAAACATCTGGAGTTACTTTTCCTAATCCTAGAAAAAATGTACCAGCGGGAACTGTATTACCCAATCAATCATCTGGAACTAATTTTCCTAATTACAAACCAAAGAAACTTACTAAAGAACAACAAGAAGCTCTTGATAAAGCTAATCAATATAAAAAAGGTGGTGTGGCAAAGACAGCAGCTTGGACTAGAAAAGAAGGTAAGAATCCTGCAGGAGGATTGAATGCTAAAGGTGTAGCTTCTTATAGAGCAGCTAATCCTGGTAGTAAACTTCAGACAGCAGTAACTACTAAACCTTCTAAGTTAAAAGCTGGAAGTAAAGATGCTAAAAGAAGAAAAAGTTTTTGCGCTAGGATGTCTGGTATGCCAGGCCCTGCTAAAAAACCAAACGGAGAGCCTACAAGAAAGACTCTTGCATTAAGAAAATGGAACTGTTAATAAATAATAATCATGGCAAAAATTAAAGATAGTAGTTTAACTACTAAGGTAACAAAAAAAATCTCTAGACCAGGGATACACGCTAAGAGCGGAAGTTCTCAATTAAAGTCTTCAAAAAAATATAAAAAAATATATAGAGGTCAAGGAAAATAATTATATATTTGCATAAACCAACTATATAATCATGGAAGAACAAGTAGCCTTTAAAGAAACTAAGATAGTATCTTTTGGAGAAACTCTAATGGAAATAGATTTTGATTTATCAGAAGATACATCAGACTATAAAGTTAAGAAGCTTATGGCAGAAGCAGCTAATCTATTAAGAGAAGAATATATATTAGCTGGAGGAAATCCAGTTAGAAGCATTTTATTTGAGCATGCTCTAGGAGAAATAGTTAATGCTCAAATGTCTATAAACAAAGTAATAACCCTAAAATAAAAGTATGAGCAAATTTAAAACATTAAGAGGAAGAAGAATCTTAATAGAAGTACCTGTAAAAAAAGAATCAACAATTAAATTATCTGAAAAAGATAATGATGCACTAATGTATGAAGCAATGAAAGCATGGAATAGACTTACTATTTATGCTGTAGGAGATAAAGTAGAAGATGTTGTAGCAGGAGATGTAGTATATATTGCAATTGCGCAATTAGAACATGCAGAAAAAGTTGACATTGATGGAAGTGTCAAGTTAATGTTAAATGAAATGGATATAGCTATTATATGGTAAATATTTCACATGATGATTACTTTTCATCTAGTACACTTAATTCTAAAGAACTATCTCCAGAAGATATTAAAGAAAGAATACAAACTTATAATCCTTATATTGCACAGGATCTAAAGTATAATACTCTTTCAGAAGAAGTACATGACTTTAGAAAAAATATACCTCCTTTTAATCCTCGTCCGGAATACTATGGTGGAAAAGATACAGCTTATGAAGTATTTAGTGTATTAGAAGCATGGAAACTAGATAAAGATTTTTATTTAGGTAATGTTTTAAAGTACTTAGCAAGAGCTGGTAAAAAAAGTTTTAACAAAAAAGAAGATTTAGAAAAAGCTTTAGTATATTTACAGAGACGAATAGATACATTATGAAAACAATTGTTATTATAATTTTTTGTGCAATTATATTATTACTATGGTTAATAGCTAATGCTATGTCAAAACCAGTCTTTAATAAGATGAGTAAAAACTTTGAATTTGATAGTTTAGGAAATACAATTGCAAACTACTGTATATTTATTATAATTATAATGTCCTTCTTTATAGGACTATGGATTTGACTTAGAAGTTTTAAGTGATGTTATTTCC